AACTATATCCCATTGATATTGGACCCTTTATCGTATCAATATCTGATACGATTAGATCCTCCTGCTTCAATGGGTACTTATCTGCATCACTTAATGTTGTATCTAATTGATACTGTAGGTTGTAGTAACTCTTCCCTACTGATGCTTCTCTCTCTAGGAGATCCTCATGACTAAACCTAACATCTGTAGGGTCACCTATGTTACCTCCGTAGTCAATCATATTTTGTATATAAGGAGCTAGTTTGCCTTCATATAAAGCAGGGTCTTCAGGGATACGGCTCGGCCAGATACAAACACGGAAACCTTTATCAGTAAACCTATTATAAATACTATCACCTGTTTGTGGAGTACCTAATCCTAAGATAGAAGCTCCCTCAGTTGTTTGTAAAATTGAGTCAAATTCTGCTACCTGTTGTATTATTTTCGCTCTCATTATTTCTGTGGCACTATTAATAGAGGTCTCAATATCATCAGCAATAAGTAATGAGGCTCTGTTACCCTGTAGTTGTGAGGTTATCCCAAGACACTTACAACTAGGTTGAACGGTAGTTTCACAACCACTAACATCAAAAGCCATAACTGAATTCCTCTGATCACTACCAGGTTGTAGGTGTTCTAATAGAGGCACGGACACTAGTAGTTTGTGAATAAACGTAGATATAGCTGTGGCGTGCCCTCCTGAAGCCGATATAATCAATACCTTCTCATTAGGGTCCCTTAGTAATCTCCAAGCTGCATAAGCTCCAGCCATATATGTTTTTCCCAGCCCCCTAAAGGCTTGTATCAGTAGTCTGGTATCTCCTTCTTGTAGTGTCTTAGCCACATCTCTCTGTAGGGGAGTAGGCTCTGGTAGGTTAATACAATGGAATACCTCTTTTAAAAATATAGGGAATTGCTGTACGCATTGTTTAAGTTCTTGTTCTGTCATATGTTCCTCTTTCTTCCAGGTACTGCATACCTCTCATTAATATCTCACTACTATCCTGTGCTTGTCCTAACATTATATTACAGCACGTACATAGTAATCCCCTTACTTCGCCTGTCTCGTGATTATGATCTACAAAAGCATTATTAAATGTAATAGATTTTAAACATATAGCACATGTCCCATCCTGTAATACATACATATCTTTCTTAACTTCTATAGATATATTATACTTACGTTGTAGGTCATATTCCTGTTGCCAGTTCTGTGCTTTATCTGTTTTACGCCAAGTCCTACATTTATTATTATTACACTCTTTACATAACTGCTTTCTACCGTGTCTACTTTTAGCATTACACTTCATAAACAACTCTAATTCTTCTTCATTGTGAGCTTCTAACCCACATTCTCTACATTTCCTTAACATGTTATCTCCTTCTTTTTATATGCTTTAAATGACCATAGGAAGCACCAGGAGGGCATAACTATTGTTACCCTACTCCTAGTACCTCTTAAGACATTTAAGCCGTCTCGTACATCTCTTCATTAGCTGCGAACTGAGCTATTAATGATTGCATTGGTTTACTTTCAGCTATGTCAGCTGTTATACAGTTATCTTTTAAGAACTTAAGTATAGCACTTAGTTCACCTGGAGGTAGTACCTCTTCTGTCTGGTTTAGACGACTGATAAAGTACTCAGCCATCTTCCCATGTAACCCATCAAGGGCTTCTATTGTTGCTTTATTATTTGCCATGTTTAAAATTCTTCTTTCATATAATCCCTACTCAGTTCCTTTAAGAAAGGTAATCTAAGTATAGGTATGTTAGCTTTAATAGCGTGTGCTTGTCCTGTTGTTAATGTGCCAGGCTCCGATACTACATCACCTAAAGCACCACCCATTTGATATAGGTATCCTGCAGAGGCACCGGTAATACCAGCTACACCTCTCTTATAATCACTACCAAGAGGAGCTTCTCCAGCTAGTCCTAGTCCAGCATCTACTAATGTAGGTACTACACCTAGGTATGGGTGTTTATGCCATAGTTCTTTAGCTAGTTCTTTCTGTTGATCCTCATCATTAAAGATATCATCATAGCCATCAGCATCTGTGATACCCAATACATCACCTACTTTAGCAGCCACTTGTCCAGCAATATATGTATTACCTGCAATCACTAGTGTAGACACCATAGCACCTAATGCAGCTCCCATGTCTTTCTCTGCTATAGCTCTCTGTAGTAGCTTTGGTGTTGCCGCTACAGGGAATCTTAAGTATTGGAATAGTAAGGCGTGCATAGGATTAGATGTGTCCCAAGGTAGATCCATAGCACTAGGCTCTAGGATGTTCCCTTTAACTGCTCTAGTAATAGCTACCTTAACTTTAAGAGCTAAGTCAGGTTCCCAATTCTCCATATTAAAGTTAATTAACTTATCATCAGCATCAAATATAAATGGAGCATCAGCAATAGATTTTAAATCATCAACTGTTAGTCCATGCCTAGAGAATAAAGCTTCCTCATGAGCTGATAGCTTATATGTACCCTCTCTTAGACCTTTACCTATATTGTATATCTTTGAGGTGTATCCTCCGCCTACCATAGATTTCATAGCATCAGTAACAACTGTTAATCCACCATATCTAAAGGCAGCGTTCTCACCTTGTCTTAATACATTAATTAAAGCATTACTCTCAAAGTCAGCTCTACCTTCTACATATCTTTCAACTACTTTACTATGTTGTAGGTCAATACCTATACCCATACCTTGTAGTTCTTGTATGAACTCAGTAGCTACTTGTTTATTAGTAACTTTATTTAATGCCTCTTTAAAACCAACTCTTAAATACTTAAGACTCTGAACACCACCAATAGCCATTGTAGGCCCTAGTTCAGATAGAGCAGTAACACCAAATCCTAAACCAAACCTAATATTCTGTAGGGCTGTTAAGCCATTCTTAGTTTGATTAAACCAGTGATCTGGATTATCTACAATATCAGCTGTACCTCGTATATCATTAAATACACGTTTAAGATCAGCATTAGCATTAGCTACTTCACCTGGACTATAGCCAGCAATATCATATTCTTCTGCTAAGTCCCTACCATATACATCTAGGAAGTCGTCAAATTTATTAATGTCTTCTCCATCAAAGGCTTTCCTAATTGCATATCTACCACCAGTATCTCTATGGTAGAAGTCTAGGACACCAAACATATCTTTTTGAAGTAGATCACCCATAAGGTTCTCATCTATATCAATACGTCTTTGTGTTGAGAACTTACCTTTTTCTAGAGTACCAGCTGCTCCACCTGAAGGCATAATATCTGCTAAAGTAACAACATTATTAGATGTTCTTATTTTCTCAACCATAGATTCAGCTACTTTAACCATCTCATCCATATACTCTTTAATCTCATCAGGAGTCCCATGGTTAACTACTGCCTTAGCTGTAGGGGAGTTTTGTAATGAAGCTAGTACTTTATTCTTAGTTGTATTGTCAATTCTAAATTCAGCCTTATTAATAATCCTAGTAGTATAATCTAGTGATGGTCCTGTTGTATATGACTGTAGAGCAGATAACTCTTTCTTTTGTTTTATATTCAACTCTTCCATATCTTCTAGTTCATTAATACGTCTTTGTCTATCAAACTCAGTACGTCTCGCATCCATCTCACCATAGTATGTATCTATAGCATCATTAGCTTGTTTAATATTAACGTCTTCAAATGTAGGTATTAACTCTATATTCTTTAATGCTTCTATCTTAGCCTCATTAGCTTTAGGGTCTTGTTTTGTTAAGAAATCAATCTCGGCTTGTTTAGTTCTGTGTATCTTATTAGCTTCAATTCTCTGATTAAATAAGTACTCACCATACTCTTTCTCAGACAACTTAGGAACACCTGCTTCAGCTCTAGCAGTATTAAAGCCATTAAAGCTAGCTGCTAAGTCATTTGCTAATGCTCCTTTTAAACCATCTAGATCTACAGTCTTAATATCACTAGCAGTGATTCCTGATTGTGTATGGTATGTCCCATCTGGGTTCTCTAATGCTACATCAGAGTTAGTTAACTTCTCTAACCATCTTCTATATGTAGGCACCTTTCTATTATAAGCTCTACCCTTAGGAGACAAACTAGATAAGAATTGTGTAGGCCTCATACTAACAGGTATGTTATTAAAGTCATCTATATCATAGGGAGTATCTTTCCATCTCATTGCACCAGAGCCAATAGACTTGTGTGTTGAGTATGTAGGGGCCGATAAAGCATCTCTAGTAGCGGCTGTATCTACATCCATAGCATTAAGGATACTATGAGCAGTATTAGTGTCTTGTTCCTTTAAGAACTTAACCCATCCACTAGCACCTAATGTACCACCTAATACCGTACCAAATAATGTAACATCATATCTAG